GATGAGTATACAGTAGCGGTTACCCTTGGTCTACCTTCCTCCTTTAACAGAGGAACCGTTATATGTAAGGTCTATATACCCCCTGATTGTAAGTCAATCTTACCGAAAGACTTATGGATCAACTCCTGTTTAGGTGCCCCATTTAAGGCCCTGGATAGGTGGTCTATTCTCCTTGCTGTGTGTTATGTTCATGCTCCTTTATGAGCCTGATCAGCTGAGTTCTAACTTTTATAAAGAATTGCTTATTTGTTGGTCTAAATCTTGGTTTGACTAATGGCTGATTACGAAGTAAATTCGTCTCAGGTATTGGTCAATCAATATTAGATAACATATAACGCAATCCTTCTACAAAAGGTAAAGAGTAAGGCATGTTCAGCTCTACCGAATCTTTCTCGAGAAGTTCAAGGAACTTATTCATGCTTACAAGAAGTAAATTCCTGTAAGATGGTAAGCTCTTTGGATCAGGTACAACTATTAAATTAGTTGCACTTGAATCTTCAACGATGAGATTACTTGGTAAAGGAGTGCATACAAACCCTTTTACGGTACGTAAATCACGATAAGAACTGAGAACCTGCGAAGATTTCTCAACGCTACGTAATCAGTCCTTATGGTAATCTGCTCTCAATACTTCTTTGATTGGAACAATGAGTCAGTCCAACGCATAACTTAGCGTTCTTAATCTTAAGTCATAAGGTGATAATGGAATTCCAGACTGAGCAAATAGCTCAGGCTTGAATCGATTCTCACCCGTATTAAGGAACCCAAAAGGTCCCATAATGACTCAAAGTAAAGAAGACAAGTTCTTCTTGGATGTTTTAGTTATATTATAACTAAGACTACCAATAAGTCTCTGCAGATCCGCATTGTCAACAACACCCCCTTTCGAGATATAATCTCTCAAGATACTAGGAAAATTGGCAAAGTTTTTTAGACTTTGAGCTATATTCTTAGCACCTACAGGAGTGTAATTAACAGATCCGGAAACTAATTGTTTAGCGAATTCTGCTGTCCCATTATTACTAATAAGACTCTTTGAAAGATTTATTTCTACTCCAAGGACTTTCGTCATTGTGAATAAATATAAATCAGCCACAGGTTTATTAGCAATAACCACGTCATCTCCCAATAAAGCGTAATCGTCAAACCAGGTTTTAAATCCGACTTGACGAGCGCAATATTGAATAATAATGTGATGAGTCAGAGAAAATACTCCTCAACTAGACAGAGCCCCCATTGGTTGACCTACAGCATATCTGAGTAGAAAACCATCTTCAAATCTATCACTCTCTTTAACTACAATATCGGATTTCACTCCGTATTTAGATAAGTTAGCGTTAGAAATGTAATAGTCTCTACCGACTAACAATTCTTTTCAAGCTAAAGCTACATCACGACCATAAAATCATGATATAACCTGAACT